TTTACAGTTGAACATGAAAGACCTTCTGTAAGTATTCGTTTAGATCTTCTTAACATAGATGATAGAATAAAAGAGATTATAAGAGAAGAGTTTAAAAATACTCTTCATATGCTTAAGTTTCAAAGACGTTCTTATGATATTTTTAGACAGTGGTATGTTGATGGTAGATTATACTTTCAAGTTATTATTGATCCTTCTGATACAAAAAACGGTATTAAAGAGTTAAGACCTATTGATGCTCTAAAAATAAAAAGACATGTAAAACCTTTCTATGAAAAAGAAGCCAGAACAGGTGTTCCAGTTCTTACTAAAGTAGAAGAATACTTTGAGTACTCTCCTGATGGTGGTAATAACGGAGTAAAGTTATCTAAAGATTCAATTGTATTTTGTCCTTCTGGTATAGTAGATAGAAATAAAGGAATGATTGTAGGTTATTTAGATAAAGCAATCAAGCCTTTTAACAATTTAAGATCTATGGAAGATGCTCTTATAGTTTATAGAATAGCTAGAGCTCCTGAGAGAAGAATTTTTTATGTTGACGTAGGTACTCTTCCTAAGATTAAAGCTGAAACATATCTTCGCGATATGATGAATAGATATAGAAATAAAATAGATTATAACCCTAATACAGGAGAGATTCGTGATTCGAGAAAATTTATGTCGTTGTTGGAGGACTTCTGGCTCCCTAGGAGAGAAGGCTCAAGAGGTACGGAAATTAGCACACTCCCTGGAGGACAAAATCTTGGAGATCTTGACGATGTCAATTACTTCAAGGAGAAATTATATCAATCGCTCAATGTCCCAATCTCAAGAATCAACCAAGACAACAACTTCCAGCTCGGAAGAGCATCAGACATCTCAAGGGATGAAATTAAATTCAGCAAGTTCATTAAAAGAATAAGAAAACAGTTTGCTGAAGTATTCAATGAAGTTCTTAGAGTACAACTAGTACTTAAAGGTGTATGTACTCAAGCTGAATTTGAAGAGATGAGACAATACATCTCTTTTGATTATCTAAAAGATATGCATTTCGATAAACTTAAGCAAGTAGAACTGCTTAACGATCAATTAGCTGTACTAAGAGATGCTAATGAATATGTAGGTAAATATTTCTCTATTGAATATGTACGTAAAGTTATCTTAGGTCATACTGAAGAAGACATTGCTCGTATTGACGGAGAGATAATGAAGGAAATGGAACAAGAACAAATAAAAGATCCGGATGCGCCGCCAGAACCTTTTGGTTTTGAAAGTGCAGAGCTACCAGGCCCTGCTATAGTACCATCAGGAAAAAAAGAGGTTCTTACAATAAATACTGAAACGGAAATAGTAGAGCACGATGCCATTACCAGGAACTAAACAAGAACTAGCTGATTGGATTCTACGTAGACTGGGTGCACCAGTTATTAACATAGAAATTGCTGACGTACAATTAGAAGATTGTATCGATGAAGCTGTTCAGTTCTTTTATAATTATCACTATGATGGTTCTATTAGATCATACCGTACTATAAAAATAGATACTAACTTATTAAACAGAAATAAAAGAATACATCAAAACTTAACTGCAGAATTTTTTGACTCAGATTCAAATAGTTATAGAGTTGGTGACAGAGTTATGAAGAAAGCTAGTAATACTAGAGGTTATAGAATTTTTATAAAGAAAGATTCCGAAACAGCTGATTCAGATAATAATAAATTTAGTAACTTATGGGAAGAAGAATTAAAACTATTAGAAGACGAAAACATAACTGTAACTGATGCAGGTCAGATAGGTATAAAGGTACCCGATGATATTATTTCTGTAACAAAAGTTTCTAAAGTAGATTCATTTACTCATGCAGGAATGTATAATTTTGAATATCAATATTTCTTAAACAACTTTGATATGTTTTATGGTACCGCAGCAGGTACAGGGCTATCAAATTATTATACTCAAAAGTTAAATGTTGAACATATAGATTTTCTACTCAATACAATGCCAGCAATAAGATTTAATCAATATAAAAGTAGATTATATTTAGATGTTGATTGGGATAGAATTGAAAAAGGTAAAGGAAGAGGAGATTTTTTTCTTCTTTGTGAAGTTTATGAACAAGCCGATCCGGAATCAAATGGCGAAGTTTATAAAAATACGTGGTTAAAAAGATATGCAACTGCGTTATCAAAACTACAATGGGGTTCTAATTTAAAGAAATACCAAAATACAGAACTTCCAGGTGGAGTACAACTCGATGGTCAAGGACTTTGGGATGAAGCGAATGCTGAAAAACAGGAATTAGAAGAAGAATTAAAGAACGCAACTCTTGAAACTGATTCTATTCTCTGGGGTTAAAAAGGAATAAATAAATTATGATAGACTTCTACGATTATTTAAACGCTGAAGATGAGTCAAAGAATGATTTTACTAAATCATTTAAAGATGAAATTACTGCGAGAGTGTTTACAAGACTTGAAGACATTAAAAAAGATATGGCCAATGATTTTTTAAAGAGTGACGAAAATGAATCTTCTTGAATGGAAACAATATCAGACTCAGACTTTTAGAGAAGAGTTAAAAAGGCAAATGCATAATGGCATTGGTCATGAAACTCATTTTATGTTTTCTTCTGATGAATTAGAAGAAATGAGACAAGAAGTCGAAATAGAAAAATTTGACGAAACTGTAGAATTTGAAGGTGAGTTTAATTTAGATATTAAGCTCATTGAAAATCATTCAGAGATACAAGAGATGTATGACTTTGCGCCTGATGAAGAAGGCAGCATTATGGATGTAGAATTAGAATTTGATTTAGACGAAGTCAATCTTAATACTACAAATCTTATGTCTCTTAAAGAGTTGTTCTTTGCAGAAGATTATGAAGTAACTATTGTACAAGAAGAAGAAGATGATTCATTAGAGGAAGCAGAGAAAAATCCTCCGGGTGGTAAAAAACATAAAGGTAAAGCTGGAAGAGCAAAAGTCATCTTTAAGAGAGCAAAAGGTAGTATTAAAAAGAAAAAGATTTGTGGACCTGGAATGAGACTTGCAGGTAATAGATGTTTACCACAGACAGGAACACAAAAAGCTAAAATGCGCCGTGTTGGTATTAAGCTTAAAAGAGCTAAGAAGGCAATGGGTAGAGGCGCTAAGAAAAAAGCAGCTATTAAATCTAAGATTACTAAGCGTAGAGTTAAAGGTAGATCTAGATCATTGGCTAACACTATGAATTAAGGAATAAGAGATGGCAAAGACATTAACAGCAAAAGCAGTAGCACCTAATGGATCAACTCCTGGTAATAGAGTTGTTTATAATATCTATGATGGAAATGAAACTCTATCAGCTGATGACTTTACCTTTGCAGTAGCGGATAGAGATTCAGAATATGTTCCTGTAAGAATAATTGAATCGGTAACTAACATGGGTCAGTCAGCTGTTACTATTGATGGTAAAGATTTCGAAACCGGTAGATGGGAATTATCATTACATGGAGGCATTCAGCTAGCTGCTATTGGAGCATGTGCAGTAACTTTTGCAACTGCAAACCAAGGTAATGTAATTATTGAATTTAGGACATAGTTATGAAACTTATAAAAGAAGATATTACATTTAATGATTGTTCTGTTGTCAGTGAAGGTGCTGGTGACGATAAAAAAATGTATATTAAAGGTCCTTTTTTACAAGCTGTAAAAGAGAATAAAAACAAAAGAATTTATCCAGAACCAGTAATGGATAATGCTGTTGCTAATTACAAAAGAGATTACATAGATGAAAAAAGAGCTCTCGGTGAATTAAATCACCCTGCTGAGCCAGTAGTTAATCCTGAAAGAGCAGCTATTATTACAGAGAGTTTAAAGAAAACTCCTGGTAAAGATGCAATTTATTATGAAGGAAAAGCTAAAGTACTTGGTACTCCTATGGGTAAGATTGTAAAAAATCTTTTAGATGATGATGTAAAGATAGGTGTTTCATCTAGAGGATTAGGTTCATTAATGCCTACTAATGGTATTAACGTAGTAGGTGAGGACTTTACACTCACAACAGCTGCAGATGTAGTATTTGATCCCTCTGCACAATCATCATTTGTTGAGGGTGTATATGAGCAAGCTGAATGGATTTACGAGTCTGGAATTTGGAAACAAGTTGACCTAGAGTTTCAGAGAGAAAAATTAAGAAGAGCTAATTTAAAAGAGCTCAACAAAGTTAAGTTGGAAGTATTTGAGAGCTTCTTAAAGACACTTTAATATAAATAGATTAACGGAGTTTAATACAATGGAAAAGAATAACGGTTTAATTGATGTTATTGAGGAGCTACTTGAGGCAGATATGACTGCGCCTAAGAAGGTAAAAAATCCTCAAAACAAAATGGGTGAAGATAAAGTAGAAGAAGCTCAGGATAAAACTGATAAAGCTATCTCTGCAAATAAACTAGGTGATACTGCTAAACCAAAAGCTGACAATCAATCAGATAATTCATCTGAAGTTTTAGGTTCAGAAAAAGGTGCAGCAATGGACGCTGGTGGAGATAAAGACGTAGGTCAGATGGATAAAGGTAAGCTTCCATCAGATGCAGCTGATAACTCCAAAGAAGTTTTAGGTTCAGAAAAAGGCGCTGCAATGGATGCAGGTGGGGATAAAGATGTAGGTAAGATTGGTAGCAAAGAAAAAGGTAATCCTTCAGATGCTTCACCAACTGCTGAGCCAAATAAAGGTCCTCATAATCAAGCTATGGATGAAGATACAGAAGAAATGGTCTGGGATTGGGATAAGATCGACGAACTAAGTGAAGAAGATTTTAATGAATTAGTTGAAACATTAGATGAAGATGATCTTGCTGAGTTTAAAGAGCGTTATGAAGCTATAGTTGAAGAAGAAGAGTTAGAAGAAGGTCAAGATACAAAGATCGAAAAAGACGCTAACGATGAGCAGCTTCCTGATGAAGAAAAAGAATCAATTAAAAACATGAAGACAGAAGCAGCTGATGACGAAGATGACGATGAAGATCATGAAGATAAAAAGAAGATGGATGAAGCATCAGAAAAGTATGATGAAGAGATTACTGAAGAAGATGCAGATCATATTTGTGAATCAAAATATCATGTTTGTGCAGTAGTCGTTGAACACCCAGAGTGGGGAATTGGTAAGCCTATTATCGGTCGTCATGCAGAGCCAGATGAAGATGGTAACGTAGCTTGGTATGACATTGAGTTTGATCATGGTATTGAAGAACAAGTTGAAGTCGAAGGTCTTAATATTCTTGATGAAATGAATCATGGCAAGAAGAAGAAAGCAGCCGCTGAAGACAAAGGTGACATGGACAATGATGGTAAAGATGAGCCAGATGATAAAGAGTACATGGATAACAAAGACAAAGCTATTAAGAAAGCAATGGCTAGTGAAGAAGAAGAAATGGAATGGGATTGGGAAAAGATTGAAGGTCTTTCTGAAGAAGAATTTCATAACTTCTATTCAAACTTGTCTGAAGAAGAGCAAGAAGAAATTGAAGCTCATTATCAGCAAGTTACAGAAGCTGAAGATGAAACAGAAGTAGAAGAAGCTACTGGTGAAGATCATGCTAAAGCTCCTTCTAAAGCTGAAAATGAAAAGCATCATCCTAAAGGTGTAACAGGTAAATCTACTGAAAAAGGTGGTAACCCAGGAGAAGGACCACATGATCAGTCTAATGATCCTAATGAAACTCCTACTAAAGCTAATCCTAAAGGTGCAGTAAAGGAAGAGGAAGAAGTAGATGACGAAGCTACAACAATTGAAGAAACTTTTGAAGAGTCGCTTGACGAAGATTTCAAAGAAAAGGCAGCAGTAATTTTTGAAACTGCGGTTAACGAAAAAGCAACTAAGTTAGCTGAAGAAATTGAACAAAAATATGCTGATGATCTAGAAGCTGAAATTCAAAAGATAAATGAAAAAGTAGACCAGTATGTAGATTACGTCGTAAATGAATGGTTAGAAGAGAATCAGTTAGAGATTAAATATTCTCTAAGAACTGAAATCGCAGAAAACTTTATTCGCGAAATGAAGACAGTATTCGAATCTAACTTTATTGATATTCCAGAAGAAGATGTATCAGTTGTTGATGAGTTAACAGAAGCAGTTGAATCATATAAAGAGCAAATCGAAGAGCAGACTAAAGATTTAGAAACTGCTAATAGAGAGCTTTTGGAAATCAAGAGAAAAGAAATTGTCGATACTATTGGTGAAGACCTTCCACAGACACAAAAGATCCGCTTAGAAAAGTTGTCTGAGAATGTTGAAGCTGATGATATTGAAGAGTTCAGATACAAAGTTGAGCAGCTTAAAGAAGGCTATTTTGATGAGTCATCTGAGCAACCACTTCTCAGCTCATTGAGTGAGGAAGTATTCGGTGGTGCAGTTATCGAAGAAGAAGACGACAGCACTGTATCGCAGTATGCGAAGTTTCTTTCAAAGACTGTGACTAAGTAAGAAAAAAAGAAGATTGTAATTAAGAAAATTTAGACATTATTTAAAAATTTTTTGAAGGAGAAACAAAATGTCAACCGATGTCCTTATGGAAAAATGGGCACCAGTAATTAACCACGAAGATCTCGACTCTATTAAAGAAAGAGACAAGCGTGCAGTTGTTGCTCAGGTCCTTGAAAATACTGAAAAGGCATTGAAAGAAGAGGCAGGTATCCTTGACGAATCAGCAGTATCAGGCGCAGCATTTGGTGGTGCGTTCTCTGGTTCAAATACTAACTCAACTTTGAATGCAACTGGTCGCGCAGGTTATGATCCAATCATTATCTCGCTCGTTCGTCGTGCAATGCCACAAATGATGGCTTTTGATCTCTGTGGTGTGCAGCCAATGTCTGCTCCAACAGGTTTGATCTTCGCACTTCGTGCACGTTATCAGGATGATAACACCAGTACTGATGGTCGTGAAGCATTCTATGATGAAGTCTTCCCGAACTTCTCTGGTACAGCATTTAATACTGGTTCGCCTGCTACGCATGCTGCTGGTGGTAATGCTGCTACTACAACTAACCCATTCAAGCCAAACCGTGCATCTAATACTGGTGCAACAGGTTCTGATGGCGCCGATGGTTTTGACGGTGTAACTTTTGTAAACGATCCGTTCGTAGACACAGTAACATCTGATCCATCATTGAATGAAAACTATGACCTTAACTCCGGTGCTGGTACATCCTCATATGGTATGACCACAAGAGAAGGTGAAGGAGATAACTTCCGTGAAATGTCATTCACAATTGAACGTACAGCTGTCGAAGCAAAGACACGTGCGCTAAAGAGTGAATACACCATGGAATTGGTACAAGACCTTAAAGCAGTTCACGGTCTAGATGCAGAAGCTGAGTTGTCAAACATTTTGTCAACTGAAATTCTTGCTGAAATTAACCGTGAAGTAGTTCGCACTATGATTGGCCAAGCTAAGTATGGTGCAGATGGTTTAACTAACGATGGTATTTTTGACCTCATTGCAGATGGTCAAGGCCGTTGGTCAGTTGAGCGCCAGAAAGGCCTTATGCTACAGCTTGAAAAGGAAGCAAATAAAGTAGCTTTCGAAACTCGCCGTGGTAAAGGTAACTTCGTACTTTGTTCTGCAAACGTAGCTTCTAGCTTGACAATGGCTGGTCTTCTTGACTATTCATCAGGCTTGAACGATAACTTGAACGTAGAT